CTGGCATCTTCCTGAAGGCAGTTCGAACAGAAAATCCCTGTTCGTAAAGGACAGCATCCCCGGGGGAGTTGACCCCTATGATACCCCTATGGAGAATTCATTGTCTTTCTTACTACATGTCCCCCGGGCCCCCGGATGTGTAATAAGAAATTCATAGGTTCGAGGATATACGGGTAGCTTAAATTCAACGGTTCGTCTCGAATAATTAAACCTCGTCAACTGCTGTTCCAGAGTACCCAGTGTCCTCATCCTCCTCCACATTGACACCCGACGCCCGACGTAGATTTTCGTTTACTTGGATGCACGTAATGCTCACCAATTCCCGAGCCTTTTGCTGTGTCACAAATATTTCCTCGAACATGCGTTGGCTTTTGGAGTCGCTGACTAGCATGGACATCACACGCGATACGGGATTCCCCCCGCCTTCCTTGGCAGAGAAGGTTTCGCCTTTGAAACTCAGAGCTTCCGTTCGCCGTTCCGGATCCCATGAGACGAGGTCCTCTATCAGGGAGCAGATGGCCTCGCGTTCCACCACATCATCCCACTTGCACTTCTGCTCGATCAGTAGTCGAATCGACAGTTTTGATGTGTGCGCGCTGCTCTGCCCATCAATCTGTTTTTCATCGCGCCTGCGAGACAGAATGCTCCGTTTCACTTCTTCTACCTCTTTGCACGCGTCCTCGTAATAAACAGTGCGGTGCGTGAACCTTCTCAGGAAACTCTCGGGGGGCTCCCCGATCAATTCAATTATCTCCACTAGCACTTGCGCTTCGGAGGTCCCAATGAAGAGCACATCGCCGCCTGTGGCTATTTCGAAGAGGACGCATCCGAGACTCCACGCATCGCAGGACTTGCTATAGAGCCCAAGCTCGAACATGTCCATAATCTCCGGAGCCCGGTACCAAAGCGAGGTAACGTAATCGGTCCACATGATGGCGTCGCCGGGGTCCTCCGTCATCTGCCGTGCCATACCCAAGTCGCACAGAACGACATCGAAGTCCGACGATATGTTGAGCAAGATGTTATGGGGCTTGATATCTCGGTGCAACACCTTGACGGCGTGCAGGTTCAGGACGCAACGCACGACCTTCTTGGCCACACGATGACTCAAGTTGTGGAATGACGGGTTTTGATGTCGCATAATGGCACCGTATTTGCTAAGATCCATCTCGTAGCGATCCATGACGATGAAGATGTCTTGCCGGAGTTTCTGTTCGTCCGAAGGGCGGTTGACGACGTTGCGCAGTGTGGCAAGCGTCCCGGGGTACACAGATTGCACGAGCGCGTGAAGCGTAATCTCTCGGATGATTCTCTTGCAGGAGGCAGAGTAATGCTTACAATTCAGGGAGGTGTTTCTAGTGTCGTACACAATGTGCTTGATGGCAAGCTCTTTATTCCATGGTCCACCCTCGGCTGCATAGACATTGCCGTATGCTCCTGATCCTAGTAGGGGACCGACATTGTATTGTGTAAGCATTACAATTTAGTAAAGTTCTCAAACAAAGTGGGACACACCTTTTTATACTCGAAAAATCTGCATATCGTTGCGTTTGGGCAAAGTTGGGGGGTGAAGCAGGTTGAAGAGGTTCTCGAATATATTCCGAGTCTCCTCTGTGGTAAAAGAAAATTGGTGTAAACAGGAAAACAAAAATACCGTACATTACAAAAACCACTACAAAACAAAAATGTTTTCAACCCCCCCTCAATCCCCCAAGAAGCCCGTATGCCCGCCTGCACCTCGGAAGAAATGCCCAATCACTGTGGACAATATCGAACGAACCGATAAAAGAACTATTCGGCGTCTGGAAAATGGAGGGGCGTGATCTACACCATCAACCAATTCTCTGGTTCATAAATTCCTACAGTCGGCGGAACATTTCAAGGCATAAATTTTAGTAGTGGCGTTTAAGCCAGGGACAATTCCAAAGCCCCTGCAGCTATTTTAATTGTGTTCCGCGCATTGATGTCCGTGTTTTCTGATTATATATTGTAACGTTGTCTCATTGGCCCCAATCTCTGCATCGCTTTTCTCCCACGTGCACGACGCTTTGTCGAGGTCCCCCGACTCCACGGAACCAGTGTAATGTTCCTGGAAGCGTTCATGTCGCGGTCCCGAGTCTTCCCAAGCCTTGTAATGGGCGTTCCTGTCTCCCGGCCGATTTTTTTAAATTTCTAATCAGGATTTAGAGCCTCCGGAAAGACTAGCTAGCTTGAGACATAAGCACCATGGAATCACAATTCCGCTCCATACCATGTTTCGCAACCAGTCAAAATCGGCCGGGTGGTAGGAACGCCCATTTTGTGTCAATCTCCTGTGCCCCAAAAATATTTGTATGTTCAGTTGAGTGTACCTCAGTAAAGAAATACTCGGTTTTTTATTTGTATTTTTAAAATTATGCCAATGTAATTTGTGGTATCATCAAACAATCAGTATGGTAGCGAATAAAGTTGCTGCAGGTGATGAGGTGGGGTCTAGCCGTAATCCTTACGACGTTTTGAACCTTCCCCACACACCATCCGCTCTGTTACCTGAACAAGTCAAGGCTAACTACAAGATGCTTGCGCGCCAACTTCATCCCGACAAGTGCGGCTCCCGTTTGAGCAAGGATGAATCTACGGCTACCTTCCAGGCCCTGACGGAGGCCTACCGTGTGGTGATGAAGGACGTTAGAGAACACGAGGCGTCCTCCATTTCTAAGATGAAGGAGCAGCTATCCGAATTCATTCAGAACCAATCTCAACAAGATAAGAGGAAGCCTGGATCATCCAATAAGTTTTCTCTCGCGAACTTCAACACTCGTTTCGAGAAAAGCCGCATCACGGACCCTGCCATTGACGAAGGCTATGCGAACTGGATGCGAGATTACGATCCCGAGAAACCCAACCAACAGATTGACGACGCCAAAAATGCGCTTAGCGTCACGCATTGTCCCCAGGCAGTGTCTCTGGTGTCTAAACGAACAGCGGTCGGCTTTTCGGAACTCGGTGTCGAGCGCGTCAGCGACTATGGGTGTGCGCCAAGCGAGAGAAGTGCGTTGGGTTTCACAGATTATGTTCTGGCGCACACGACATCCAAGCTGATCGAAGGCGACCCCGAGGCCATCCTGCGCACAAAGCCTCAATTCAATGACATGCGCAGCATCGAGAAGCACCGTGCCTCCGCGGACGTCGGTCATGAAATGACGCCGGAGGAGCTAGAGCGGTATGCGTTGGAGCAGGATGAAGAAAATGCCAGGGAGGAGAGACGTCTGCTTGCGTTGCGTAGGAGAGACGAGTTGGTTTTGCGTCGGTTCGGCGGTTTGCTTCTCAATTCGTGAATTCGTTTGGTTTGATGATAATAATTTATTTTTTTAAATTAACATGATGATGTATGCAGCTACGAAGAACCGCCGATGCATTGAGTACGACCATTGCGACGATGAGGAGGAGCGAATGCGATTTTCCGTGGACAACGACTTTGTGCGCGTGTACTACGATCCTCCAGGCGCCTCCGATTTGCACCTCTTGTGCGTGAAGAACGTCGAATTCACCGTGCTGCGCTCGCACCACGAAAAAGATGTTATCCAGGGGAAGACGTCGGTCGTGATTGCGGACCTTGATGTTTCTGTTACCAACTCTGCAGCACTTGAGTCTCTCATGCGTTTGGAGGACGCGTTGAGAGAAGGTGTGCAGAAGCTATGCCATGTTGAGAACAGGGTGTTGCTGCATCGTGTGAGGTTCGCAAGGAATGCGAATAAGAATAACGCGGTGATCTCTGACGTTGTCACGAGGCTCCGATTCCTGAACGGTCGTAATGGGACGCACATACTCGAGGGGCTGAGGGAGAATGACACGGCAACCGCCAACATCGCACTGATGGGCCTCAAGCTCTCTTGCGGGGACGTGCTCCCTGTGTGGAGGGCTACCTATGTTGATGCACCCTCCTCCGAAACAGATGCACCACCCTCCTCCGAAACAGATGCACCACCCTCCTCCGAAACAGTTGCCCCCCCTCCCTCAACAGTTGCACCCCCTCCCTCAACAGTTGCACCCCCTCCCTCAACAGTTGCCCCCCCTCCCTCAACAGTTGCCCCACCAGCCTATGCAACAGTTGCACACTCCTCCCCAACAGATGTATCAATTGTTCCTGATGTCCATGAGGACGAGATTCCTGAGGAAGAAGATATGCGTGCTTCTGATGCCGACCATAATTTCGATAAATATGATGCTCATCGTGTACAGATTATGGACGAGGATAAGGAGACTTTATTTCGAAATTTGAGGGATGACCTTGTGCGGGGTATCGATTCAAGATTGGACCAACTTCGCATACGACTTTAAATTTTATTGGTGTGAATGCAGCTTTTGTTTCACAAGGTTTTTTTCTCCGGTTAAGAATATGTGTAAAAATGAATAGTGACCAGGTTCGTGTCATTGCAATATTAATTGCTGCTGTAATTCTCGCGGGACTCGTTTGGTACTACTACCTCAAGAGCACCGACGACGGTAAATCTGCGCAGCAATACCCGGTTGAAGGTACCACAACAAAGGAAATGTTCGAGCAACATGATGATGGAAGCGTGACTCGTATTTCTCCTTCCTCGTCCGACATGAAGCGATTCGACCCCATGCCTCTTGAACCCGCTTCCAACGAGTATTACCTACCCCCCAAACCGACCAAACAGAGCTTATCTTACTTCTCAAGCGATCCGAACAATGGGTCAACCTTCCCTCAGGAGCGGTTGAAACCCGAGGATCTATTGCCCCGTGACGCTGCGAACACCAAGTGGGCACAGGCTAACCCGGCAGGCCAGGGCGATGTGAACGACGTGAACCTCCTAAACGCTGGCTTTCACCTCGGTGTGAACACCCAGGGACAGAGTCTGCGTAACGCGAGCCACGATCTGCGTTCCGAGCCTTCCAATCCACGGTACAAGGTGTCAATCTGGAACAACTCGACAATCGAACCCGACCTGAACCGAAAGACACTGGAGTAATAAAATTATTTCTTTTTTCGTTTTACAAATCTTCAAGTGAACACGACCTGTATCTGGTTTAAGGGGGATATCATTCTACGGACACAATTGTGTTGTGCTGTGCAATCTTCTTGTACATGGGATGCTGTGCCAGTTGAGTCTCGAGAATCATGTATCAAGCTTCACCGGCCCCGATAATGGGGCACATGGTCCTGATTTTTTCAAACACCGCGTCGGCCGTTCGTTTGATCACATCGTCGCCATCGGCGTTCGTGTCCACGACGAGTACGTCAGACGAATCCAACAACCATTGTTCGTGGATTTTCTCGACATCTTGTAGGTACTCGAGGGTAACGCCGATTTCAGCGTCCCTATTGCGAACCCCGATGCGTTCCAGACACTTGCTAGCGCTGCATTTTAGGTAGACATTCGCGCATGGGAAAGCAATGGTTTTTTGCGCTTCATTGTACCACGTGACATACGAGTGCCATGCGCAATCGTCATGTGATAGGTTCATCATTGCGAAAACGTTCATATCTGTATCCATGCTCCTCTCAATAACCGTTACGGTATTGATGTTGTCTTCGGCGATACGGCGGTATTGTTTCATGCGAGTGTACAGGACGAACATCTGGAACGACATCGCGTTCCGATCCTTGTCATTGTAAAACTCGCCAAGCATGTTCTTCGACCCCCGGCCAGAAACACCCTTGAAATCCTTCGTCCACTCTTCCACAGGCTCAAACTCAACACGAATTTTCAAGTTGCTGGCGGTCACGCGAGAATCGATTTCATTCAACAAGGATGTCTTGCCACACCCGATGTTCCCCTCGATGGAAATGAGATACATGATAGATGGAACACTGGAATAATGGAACACTTTTTCTTTTACACTCTCAAATCAGACTTGTACTATCTACTTTTTGAATCCTCATCCTTGCCATCATCAACATCATTCGTTTCAGCGAAAACAACTTCCTTTTCTTTGTCCTCGATACAGTCGACGGAATACTAAAATGAAACCGCTTCGTGTACGGCAAATGGTGTAGCAACCCACGGGGCAGTGGAACACCAATACGATTTTGAATCAACACATTGCAGGATGTTAACGATAATATCGTGGTTCTTTTTTAGATCACGGCTCTCCATCATGCAGACTCCGTATCGTTCTTTTGTCGGTACTTTCGAGAGTGTCCATTGAAGGACCAGCCGCACTTAAGCGATCGCCTCTTCCCCAGTACCGTGGCCCAAAAGAACACGGGGTCTTTGTTGATGTGCAATGCGTCATGTAAGGAGGTTTCTTTGCTGGACGGGTCATTTTATAAGACAATATACTCATATTGTCACCGCCTTATACCGTTTTTTTGATATTTCATTGTACTGTTCCGCCGACTGTAGGTGCATCATCAAAAGTTTCGCTCTCCTTGGAAGGGACTGTAGGTTCAGCATCAAAAGTTTCGCTCTCCTTGGAAGGGACTGTAGGTTCAGCATCAAAAGTTTCGCTCTCCTTGGAAGGGCTGGTGGAAGCGACATTGCTCTTCCCACTATCTAGCGCAGATTCTGTTGATGTTGCTGCATTCTTCTTTTTCTGTAGTGTGTGAGTGAAGAGTATCGCCATGACCACGATCCCGATGATGACAATAACTCGTATGTTTAGAAGCTTGCGTAAGATTCTCATTGTGTTCATTCAAAAAGCATATGCACGTACAAAATAAATTTATCAATCTCTTGTGAACGAGAGAGTTTCTTCAACCACATTTTTTCACGGTTATTGTGTTTCTTTTGGTCGATGCATTGTATCGCCGCCTCCATTCGATACAATATTCTGATCATCGACCTCGTCTGCATCCCCGAAGAAGACCTCCTCGTCTTCAAATACTGAATATTTTTCGGAATCATCTCCTTCATGTTCATTGTTGATCCTCAACTTGGAGAGGGATGCGACGGGAAGGACAGAGTCCACCACACGCGTAAAGCATACGTGGGGCTGCGTCGGATCGTCATCAGATGCGAACTCATCATCGTCTGCCAACAACCGAGCTACCACGGAGATGCGGTTGTCTCCAATCTCAAATCGCTTGCCTAGGATTACGGCCGTGACGCTCTCGCCGTTCTTCACACCGTTCAGTTTCTCAAGAAGGTCTCCCTCGTGCTGGTCCTTGACAAGGATGGCATCCAATAGCGGGGTGAACTGGCCGTCTGACGCTTGTATCCCTGCTTGCGCAAAGAAAGCGAACATGTTGCTGTCGGACACACGCAACGTTATCTTGAGCCCTACCGGAGGGTTGCATACCAACGCGTTGTACTCCACACTGAATATGACATCACCATTCATGGACGCGCACTCGAGACGTGCGGCAGAGATGCTGTGAATCGATGTAGAGTTAGCGAGGATGTATCCGTGTCTGGTGCACACACCCTCGACCTTCCTGCGCAGCTCCGCCTGGACGTGGACGTCGATGTCGCTCCCTAGGCAGTGTGGGCGTATCAGAAGGTTGTCCGACAGGACGCTAGGGACGACCAGGATCTCATTCTCATCGGAGGCAGCATCGCCAACCATATCGGAAAGTAGTGATGAAGGTATTTAACAAGCAATCTTTACACTATTCATGAAAAATACGAGTATAAAAACAAGCTGCCTCAATACATTGTACACTACAACATCTAGCGAGTTTGTTAGTCATTTTCAATCCGATTTATAATGCCGCGCACGGTGGGTGAAACGCGAACTATCCCGGTGGACAGTGCTGTATGGGTAGATCTTGTCATTCGGAACAAGACGCATCCCGATGCAGGGATGATGAACAATACCGATCCTACTATCGTGCAGTCTCATCAACAATTCATGCCTTGCGTCTTTTGCAATAGTCGACACATTGCTTTGCTCGATGGTATGGTGACGTGCCAGGAATGCCACAGCGTTGTGGACCGCATTATCGACTACGGTGCTGAGTGGCGGTTCTTCGGCACCGTCTCGGACGGAGGGGGGGTAGGAACCGGTCGTAACATGACGCGTTGCTGTCCGCCTTCGAACAGTCTTATCCCAACTCTCGGTAGCGTCATCGGGGCCGGGGCACATAGCTCTACCCCGTCAACTACGACCTTAGCAATGGGTGGCAGGGCCAAGCAGCGGTCGTGCACGGATATCCAACGGTACCATTTTTGGAACTCGATGACGTACAAGGAGCGGACGCTGTGTTCGGTATTCGAGCAGCTGGCAGCAATCGCTTTGAGGAACGGCATCCCTCAGATCATTCTAGAAGAGGCCAAGGGGGTGTACAAGAAGGCTTCCTCTGTCAAGGTGACGCGTGGTGACAACCGAAAGGCTATTATCACATGTTCGATGTACATGGCGTGCAAGCTAAACCATGTTCCGCGAAGCTGCAAGGAGATTGGTGAACTTTTCGGCGTGAGCAGCAAAATTGTTATTCGTGGATGCAAGTTGATCGAGAGTCGTGTAGACGACCTGGAGGTGTCAACGTCGCGTCCTGAGGACTACATCCGACGGTTCAGTTCTAAATTGCAAATGGACGAGATAGAGCGAGCCTTCACGCAACACATAGTGGACAATATCGTTGAGTCCGATCTGGTATGTGATTTCATGCCCACGAGTGTTGCGGCTGGCGCTTTGTACATGACCAACTTGGAACTAAACGTCGGACTCTCGCGTGCGGACATTGCTCAAGCATGCTACTTGTCAGTGTCGACTATGCTTAAGTGCTACAAGCGTCTTCACCAACATCGCGACATAATCCTCCAAGGCATCGATGGACCACTTCCAGGAACATCCTGATGCTTACACTCCACCAAGTCTTTGGGAGAGAGCGACCTCTCGCGTTTCGCCGAGAAGTTCCTCGACACCCCCACCCCCTGATACTGATATGGGGACACAGACGGAATATCATCTTCGAGAACCTCTTTCAACCTGCTGCACCCCCCAACGTTGCCCAAAAGCAACGATCTGCAGTCTGGATGATTATAAGGTGTCACACTTGATTTGAGAACAAATGTAATAAGAGGAACAACCCGGAGATGCCCATAAGTAACAGAATTCTCCATAGCTCCACTGGTTTGTTGTAGAGTTGTATTAAGATGAATATGATCATTGGGACGATAATTAGGAGTATAAAAACGCCTACGCATATGACCAACACTCTTGCAAGTTTGCTTCTTTCGTAAAAGAACCGAACAGTTGACCTTGATGTGTGCGCAACGGTGTCTCTCGCCGAAACCTTGAAGTATTCTTTGCTGTTTATGACGAATTTCCACTCGTACTCGTCAAGGTCTTTCTGATCTGCAAAAAGTTTACTGACGGCATCGTCTAAATTCAAATTCGGTACCACCGAATTCTTCAGGTTACTTAGTAAATTGTTAAAGGATTCTTGTACTTTCTTCGGTACCAATAAGTACAGGAAAATTACTACAAGAGACGTTTCCCCAGCGTACAACGACATGGTGATAAATGACAATGTAATGTAACTTTAAATTGAAGCATTCTAAAAAATGGTTGTATTTTTCCAAGGCGTCCGCGTCAAATACCAATGGATTTAAAACGTGATAAATTGTATGTTGTTTCATCATACACGAAGTCCTTTCGTTATTTATTTATGATGGCTCTTCCCCTCCAGACACAGAGTGACTGTTCCTCCGATTCAAACCACACCAATCACAACGACTCGCAAGATTCTTTGAATCAATCAGATGCCGACATCCCTCATGTACATCAATCAGATGCCGACATCCCTCATGTACATCAATCAGATGCCGACATCCCTCATGTACATCAATCAGATGCCGACATCCCTCGTGTAGACGCACATTTCGGCGACCCGTTGGTGATGGACGAAATTATGTACGTCGCACTCCCTGTCGGCGAACTAACAGGACAAGTCAAGTGGTTCAATGATCGCTTGGGATACGGCTTTTGCACTGTCATCAACGACAGCGTGCACAAGGGGCGCGATATTTTCGTGCACCACAGCGGCATCCGTCCTCTGACGAGCAACTACAAGACCCTGCGGAAAGGAGAATATATAAACTTTAACGTGATGAACGGTCACAATGGTATGCAAGCCGTCGACGTTACAGGAATTTGCGGAGGCCCGCTAATGTGCGACGTCGTTCCAGTGAAGACCCGGGTCTCAGAATCCATGTACGGATCTCATCATGTAAATGTACTCTGATTAAAAAACTGGTCGTTTAATAAAATGCCATCATCCAGTTTTAAAGGAAACGCCTCTACAAAAAAAAGATCTACCGGAAAACTCGCTGCAGGACAAAATGAAGTCTCAGTTATTGCTGGTAAAACCGATGATGTCAAGACTGCTTCCAGAAAGGGCTCTGCTTGCAAGACCGTTGTTGGAAAGGGCTCTGCTGGTAAGGCCTCTGCTGGAAATGCCGTTGTTGGAAATACCGTTTCTAGAAAGGTCTCTGTTGGAAAGGCCGTTGGTGACCAGGT